CGACTTCGTCGCGGTGTTGTCCGTAACGCCATTTTCTTTAACTGCATCTTCGGCAAAAACGGCATTGATGCCCGTTCCGCTTTCGGCGCTCGTTACTTTTCCGGCGTCCGTTACATAAACTTGATTTCCGATTTTCGGTTCGCAAGCATCATCTGCCTGTGCATAAACTTTCAATCCGGCAACTACAACACTGCAACCGCGAATTTCGTTTTGCCCCATAACGCCGTAAGGGGTTTTATCTGCTCCCATAGCCTCGACTTTACCGTCTTTAGCTTCTGCAACGATTAAACCCTCTTCAATCGGGCTGTCGACCAATCGGCTGACAATTACGTCCGATTTACCGCGTTCATAAGGCGTTCCTAACAAAGTAGCCATATTCTAAACTCCTATCTCTTATATTTATCACCTTGGGAAAAGAAACGCGTCCGAAAAGCGTTGTCATCTCCCGATATGCTGTTTCCGTTAGCTCTCCGGACTGCTTCCGCCCGCTTATTTGCTGACTGCAACTCCGCGCCAATTTCCACAATTTCCCAATATTGCCCCGATTTCGCTTTCTTGGCGTCTTCCGTAAGCGCCTTAAAAGCGTTCGCCTTGGCTTTCATACCATCGGGTAGGCTGTCGACATTTGCCTGAACTTCGATATATGCTTCGATTATTGCTTTCCGCATTTCGTCCGCCTTGGCAAGTGCTGAACTGTAATCTTTGCCATTCGCCGTATCGATAACCGATTTAACCGACTTCGGCAAAATATCTTTGTACTTTTCCGCGAAATCCGAAACTTTCATATTGAAAGACAATGCCTTTTCAAGGTCTGCCTGTTCTGCTGTCGCTTGCGTTTCGCGTTCCTGATTTTTCTTCGCTGTTTCTAGTAAGCTGTCGTCTTTGGCCTCTTTGGGCTGTTCTTGGGTCTGTTTTCCTAAAAACTCGCCCATTTTGCCCATCATATCCAAGATTTGAGCTTCCTGTTCGTCTGTAAACATTGTTTCCCTTTCAAACTATATATAATCAAAATATAACATTCTTTTCGAAAATCAAGCGCTTTTTAATAGATATTGCCTTTCTGATACTCGATTTTGATTTTTTTGCCTGTTTTTATAGCTTTTTCCATCATATCGGCAAGTTGTTCATCGGAATATCCTGTCATCATATAGACCGGCAAGTTCTCATCAAACTTATCAACATATTCTTGCAATACATCAAAAAATTCTCTCTTTTTCATTTCGTAAGCTCCTTTATCATTCTTTCGTAAACAGATATTGTCTTTGGCAAAAATTCTCTTATGACTTCAAGTTCTTTTTTATTTGTTACGGATGCCGAATATATCTCCGCAAAGGCTTCCGTTCCTAGCGCGCTCTTATCTTTCCAATATGATTTGCCGTGGCCAAATCCCGCTCTCACCTTTCCGCTTGTCGCTCCCTCTGCCATATCCGATATGCTTGCTCCTAGCGTTTCAAGACTCCTTATTTTGCGCGCCAATTTACTGTAAGCATATTGTTTGTTATATTTTAGCTCTCGGGTCAACCTGCCTGTCTTTTGATAAAAAGAATATTCCCAATCACCGACCAACTTGTTTTTGTATAAATATTCTATGTCGTTTTTATGCTCTTTGAATACCTGTTTTAGCTCTTTATCGATAATATTTACCTTTTCTTCTATTTCTTGTTTTATCGTCTTTGCAAATATTCCCTGTTCAAATTCATTTGAAAAAGGCATTCTTGTCGTCCTATCTCCAGCCAAATAATCCATATTATGCCCTAATTCGTGAAAGTATACTTGATGTTCGGCGAAAGCTCCGTGCGCCTTTATATCCCTTTCTATGTTGATTGAAATTCCGCCTGTCAATGGGCTGTAATAAGCGCCCCTTTGATTATAAGCGGTGTCAATCTTTAGTTCTGTTTCGTATTTTCTCCATAAAGCTCTTTCTGCTTCTCCGGCTTCGTTCAATAATTCGATACCGCCCTTATATACTTCCGCTCCGGCTTTCTTATAGACATTGCAATCTTTGTTTATCGTAAGTTTTCCGCTTTCCGGTTCGACTTCGGCTTCTTCCGGTTCAATTGTCTTCGGTCCGTAAATCCTTTCTTCAAGTTTGACCTTGGCTTGCTCGTCCAGAATTTCCAGACCACATTTACAACCGTAACGCTCCGACGGCATATTTCCGTCTTTGTCGCCCTCGCCAACCTTAAAAATCTTCCCATATAGCAATTGATGTTCTGGGTCGGGTTCTTCTGCTGACGACGGAAGCCATCGATAATATTCGCCGTCGTGTTCCTCTTTTATGTTTTGAATTTCGTTCCATAACACAAGGTTTTCAAGCCTGTTTTTCAATAAGACTTCGTCGTTCAATGCTTCCGATTTATATGCCTTTACGCCCTCTTTTTTGAGGCGCTTCATCTTTTCATCGTATTTGTCGGCGACTTTATATACCGTTGCGTCAACGTCCCTTTTGCTGATATTCGTTGCCTTTAATATTGACTGTAAAGTGAGCTGTTTTAACTCAAGCTGACTATTTAAGATTTTTCCCTTAAAAAAATCCTTTCCGAAAACAAGTTTTAAGTATGAATTCGGGTTAAATATCATTTAGTCCTCGCCGAAAATATATGCGAAAAACTGCTGTTTTTGCTCATCGGTTATGTACATTGAACTTTCAACATACGGAATTACTCCGGCAAACTCTTTAATCTTCCGCCAATTGTCCGACTTGAATTTGAGATTGATGCCGAAAAGTTTGTCGTGAATAGGCTTGAAAACAGAATTGAAAAAGTCTTTTATGCCGTCTTCGTTTGCATTCACATCCGCTTCTCCGGTGACCGCCATTCCGGAAGTCAATTCTCCGCAAATAAAGGATGTCGAAACGCCGATTACGGATGCCAAGCAACCGTAAACCAGCTTCAAGCCATCGACAACCGGTGCGGTGTTGACATCGGTTGTTTCGATTGTATCCCCCGCATCAATGGATATGCTCTTTCCATTCTTCAAAGCCTCGACAATTGCTGTCGCTTGCGTTTTGGCGTCATCCGATGCCGATGTTGCGACTGTCTTTCTCAAATCGGAAATTTTGACCTGTAAAGCCGACGAAAGCCCCAAATTGACCTTTGCGCCTTTCATAATGTCAAATATTAAGCTCTCGTAAACTTTGATGATGTCCGTCATCGTGTACTTTTGGAAATTCATATAAACGCCGATTGTGTACGGCTTGCCGGCTTCGTTCGCCTGTCTGATTTCCATTTCTTCGTCTGACGTTGCGACTCTCACAATTCCGGTGTCATTGACAAGGAATAATTCTTTCTTGTGCGTCATAGCGTCCGAAATTCTCGAAATCGTGCCATATTGAGCGTTTGAAAGTTCCACGCTATCCCATAAATTTAATGCGTCCTTTTCCGGAAAGCCTAAACTCTTCGCAAAGCAACGCTTCAAAATCTTTTGATATAAAAGGCAAGTTTGAAAATCAACAAAAGTTTTCTCGTCAACTGCCAATTTATAAGGGCTTGCAATGTCCGTAACGACCTGTCCGCCCGTATATGTCTTAAATATATTCGGAAATCCCATCTCTTATCAACCCCATAAATATCGCAACGCCCGCCAAACTATCCGGCGCGTCATCGTGTTCTGCATTATATTCGTAATTTCTCACTTGGTCAAGATATATTTCGTTACCTTGCAAAAGGGCCGGCATTCCTCTTTCTTGCCGGAATAACTCTATATCGTTCACATAGCTGGCAATGTTCATAATCCGCTGGTGTTTGTTTGTTGTCGTATTTCTCCCGACTGCCGGTATTCCTAATTTCCTCATCTGTATAACCGCCATTTCGCCGATGCCGTTTGTTTCAATGCATATTCTGCCAACGTTCAACATCTTAAATATTTCCTCGAATTCGTCAAGGCAATCATACCACGCTTTCCGGAAAGCCCATCCAGCGACAACCAATTTATCGAAATTGCGTCCAGCAACCGAAATCGCCGTATAGTCTTTTCCCTCTCGGGCTGGGTCAATATACGCGACATTCTGGCCGGCCGTATATTCAACCGTCTTAACCTTGTAAAATGGCAAACTGTCCGCTCCGATGATATTCAAGAAATATGACGCCTGTATGCTGTCTTCTGATACGCCTGCTTTTCTTTGGGCCTCAAGGTCGCAATCAAGCTCCGGTATATCTCCCCATATCATTTTGAAAGTCGGTATTTTATCCCTCAACTCTTGGTATAAGTCCGCCTTGTGTACCGGTTGCCCGATGATGACGATGTTCTTCGTCAACTTATATAATTCTTCGTAAACTTTTTTAACCCGCTGGCGCTCGGCTGGGCTGGTGTCCTCCGGCGTGATAGGGTCTTCCATTATAATCATATCCGGATGCCGTCCGCGAAATCCTCGGCTTCGAATTGTCAATGCTATAAGGTTCGGTTCTTTTCCTTGCTTTCCGGAAAATCTGATTTTGAATTTTGCCCGCCCTTTCAACTTCGCTCCGGCATTGATTAAGACGTTCCGTATCTCCTCGACAATCTCTTTTCCGCGCTCCTGTTCCTTGGTAACGATTAAGACCTCTAAATCTTCGTTGTGTATAAGCGCTTCGGATGTTCCTAAAATAGTTCCGTAATCTGTCTTTCCGTATCCGCGCGCCCCTAGTACCATTCGCGGGCTGTCCCCGCTAAAGATAAAGTTCTTCATTTCGATTTGTTTCCGGAAAGGCAACGGGTAGCCAGATTTTTCGCAAAACTCCGAAAAGCTGACAAGTCTGTCTTTGTCGCTGTCGAATTTGAAATTGAAATCGAAATTAAAGTTAAACATTTTGTCAAATCCTGTTTCTTGTCATTTTGTATCCGCTCGGGAAATTTTGATACTAGTTTTTTATAAATGTTTGATTTTCCGTAATTCCTATTTTTAGACAAAACGCCTATTTATTGACCCTATCCCATAAGTCAACGGTGATTTTCATCACTTCTTCGTTCGTCATAGTCGGCAAACGTATTTTTAACTCCCTTAAACACGCTGTAAAGCCCGACTTCGCCAATTCTTCCGGTGTTGTCGGCTCGGCTGGCTGGTCGGCTTCTTCGCTCTCCGCAATCCTTTTACTTCGTTTCCGGTCAAGCGTCTTCCGGCGCGCTTCTTCGGCCTGTTCCATTTTCCGCTTGTGTATTTCTTCGATTTCTCTGGCTATCTCTTGGCAATATGTGTTCGCCGTCTGTAAGCTCACATTTAATATCTTCGCAATCTCTCTTTGCGTCTTATTTTTTCGTAACAACTCCCGACAAAGCCTTTTATTTTCGGCTTTTTTCGCTCGCCCGCTGTTCAACCCTATGTTCGACTTTCTTGTCATAGTTTTGTTCTAGTCAAATTAAAAAGATGTTCCTGTTTGTTAAAGTATAGTTTTAATATTTTCAAAAATCAATATTTAAAAAATGGGGGCTTTTATTCCCCCTCGATAGGTATCTTGTCTATATCTCCGCTTAAACATAGGCAACACGCTTCAATCGCTATGTGTAGCAATAGCATATCCAGATTTTCAAAAGGTATGCTCCCATTCGTTTTGTCCCGTTCTCTTTGGCCTCCGGTCATCTGGCAAGCCATAGTCATCAAATCGTTACAATTCTTCTTCAGCAAGGGAATATTGCTTTTGTATTTCGTCTGCTTCATTAAGGCGTAAAGTTCAAAGTTCTTTATTCTTTTTGCTTCAAGTTCTGCATCTGGTATCATTACTCTTCCTTTCTTATAATCCGACTTTTTTCATAAATCTGTGCAAGGTTAGCCATTTACAACCCAAAGTTCTGGCAATATCTGACTTCTTCATTCCGCCGTCCAGATACATTTTGACTTCGTCTATGTTTAACCGGCTGTATGTAAAGCCAAACGGCCGACCTAGCTTCTTTCCCTCGCGTTTTGCTCTTTCCATACCCTCCTTTGTGCGTTCGACAATCCGTTCACGCTCAATTTGTGCCGAAAACGCAAACAAGCTCATAACCATCAACCCTAAAGCCGTATTATTGATTTCTAGGTTTTCCTTTATGCAATAGACGCCCACGCCTTTATCGGTCAAAATCTTTGCCATTTCGAAACAATCCGTCATCTCTCGGCTCAATCTCGACAATTCCGCGACGATGATTGTGTCGCCCTTTTTGCTCTTTTTGATGATTTCATTGAGTTTTCTCTTTTTATAGGACACTTTACCGCTGACGCCCTCTTCCACGACTTCGCGGTCAATTTTTATGCCTTTGTATTCGCAATATCGGTCAATCCCTATCTTTTGCGACCGATAGTCTTGTTCTTCTCGGCTAACTCTCAAATATGCATATATCATTTCTTTACCTTTATTTTAACGACCTTATTTTTATCATCAACGACAAGAAAACAATCGACCATATCGCCGTATTTATCAAAATCGTTGTAATTCTCAAGACAACCGTCAATCAACATTAAGACTTCCTTTGCCGTCTTTAATGGCCGGCGTCTGTTTTTGTCCGTCTGCCTTTCTACCAGATTTTTTAACTTTATAAGAGTTTGTTTCATTCTAATTCCATCCGGTTGCGTCTTGCTCTGCCATTCTGACAATTCTTCTTAAAAACAAGTTATATTTTCCCTTGTATCTCCATTTTCCTTGCCTACGGGTCGTTTTTTCTGCCTTACGCTTCAATTTTGCAAGGTTTCTAAACCATCGGGCTATTTCCTTTTCTGTCATCACATTTTCCTTTTCAAAGCATAGATTATATCGTTCATATATTGAGGCCTCAAATAGTCGCAAACCGTTATTTTGAGAGTGCTGTTGTATGAAACTGACCAAACCTCAACCGTTCCATTCTCGTGAAATTCAAACGAAACTTCCGGCGACACAAAGATTTTTATGCACTTTCTGTCCTTTTTGTAATCTTCTTGGTATCTTTCAACCAATTTATCCCATCCGTCCATTTTATACATTCCTTTCAATCCAATCAATAAAGGGTTTTCTATCGTTAAAACCGATATATTCGCCCCCGCTGACTATTTGATATTTGTTCTCGCCTCTTTTTGCGTAATTAAGAACCGATATTTTTATTCCGCCGATGTACCATTCTTTTGGGTGTTCTTCTTTCGGAATTCTCATCAATATTCTGTATGCCTCGTCCTTTGAAATTCTCCGCCTCCAAGCTGTATTACAAACTTTGGAATACAACTTCATATTATTATTCTTCCGGCAATGGCTATATAAAGACTGTTCCGCTCCCTCTGGTGTATATCCGTATCTCCCACTCATTCCATACTCCACATTACGATGATATTTACGATTATTATTAACGATGTGACCGCTAGGTATTCAAGAAATCTCATTTCAAGGCCTCATTCAACACATCAAACGCTAACTGTTCGTTCGGCTTATCGGGGCTTATTTCGTCCATACAAGCAAGAAAACCTAATGCTCGCTCGATAGCTTTCTTCAGACGTTCGATTTCTGCTTTCTTTTCCGATAATTCTTTTGCAAGACTGTCGGCTTCTGCACACAATAGGGTCAATGTTTCTTCGTTCATCATTTCTTTTTCCCTTTTACCAAATTGTCGATTTCTCCGCTTTCAACAAGTGCGACATAGGCTTTTCCCTTTGGCGTTTGTGATAAATACGTCCGGTAAATTTCGTTCTTATAGTCTGCTTGTTTCAGGTTTAACGACAAGATTTCGTTTATCACTTTCAACTGTTCAATCTTTGATTTCAATTCTTCAATTTCCGTCATTTTTATCTCCATACAAAAAGAAGTACGCCCAACAAAAAGACAAGCACGACAATCAAGGCAAGATAATCGTTCTTCAATTCCTCTTGTTCATAAGCCATACGATAGCGCTGTTCGATATTAAATACGTTGTCGAAACGGTCCGCGAATTCTTGCGTCAATGCCCTTTTGCCGGCCTCAACCCGATAGATATGGTCTTCGGTATATCCTAACAACTTCGCCATTTCGGCGCGTGTAAGTCCAGACTGTTCGCGGAATTTCTTAAATTCTTTATTTTCAATGATTAAGCTCATTTTCTGCTTCCTTTGCTTTTTCGATTATTTTTCCAATTTCATTTTTTATTGCTATTAAGTCGGCAAAATCAATCGCTATCCGGAAGCTGTCGTAATCCGTCCCGACTTCGACAACATAATCCCCCTTGTCGCCTGTTGCGTCCTTATAGGCCTTAAAATATGAACCCTTACGCTTATTTCGCATTTCTTTTTCCTTTCATTATATAACGCTTAAATCTGACGTCTTCGCCGTACCGGTTAGTCCGTTCGACCCATTCATCCGTAATCCGGTAAATCTTTCTCAAATCAAAGATAATCGCTGATAGTCTGGTGATGCCGTATTCGGCAAACGCTTCAAAACTGGTGATTGTCTTGTGTTCCTTAAAATGTCTGATTACAACTTCTTTTAATGTCATATTCTTATCTCCTATAAAGTGTTCTTTTCTTTTTTTCTTTTACTAAAATTCTGTCGACAACTTCAAAGACCGTTCCGATGTCATCACAAATAACGCCGTCACAAAATCTTTTTCTGTCGACTTCTCCCAATAATTTATAAATTCTTATAACGCTTTGGCCGGCAAATATTACCCCCTCGACAAGTCCGTCTTTGGCTTCCTTTGTTACTAAATACATTCTTCCGCCTTTCGTATTCTTTTATCATTTCTTCGTTCGGCTCGATTTCGCAAATAAAGCGTGTCGCATAGTCCTCTTCGCCGTAAATTTTACCCAATGCCCAAACTTCGCCTTTTGTGCTGTATCCTTTGAATATGATTGTTTCCATTCTACAAGCTCCACAAAATCGCAAACCATACCGCCAAGGCAACGACCGAAACCGTTAAACACGTTGCAAGCGTCCAATCGTTCCGGCGGTTTACCGGAATAAAGTTCTTTTCTTCTCTGACTTCATAAAACCGGCCATCAAGGCCTTTTTCGTATCTGATTTCTCTCATAGCTTCCATCCTTTCAAAAGCTCGGTTAATGCTTGTTTGAATTCTTCATTCTCAAACAATTCATAGGCTTCGTCGTTTTCGTTTTTGACAAGTTCTTCTTTTACCTGTTCGACGGCGTCTTTATAGGCTCGGTCCTCGTCGTAAATTGCTTCTCTCCGGACCGTAAGCATTCCGCACCCAACGTCTACGCTGTCGCTGTCGTAATAAAGAAAATATTCGTCTGGGTCATCGTCAATCAAATCAACCGATTTTCGCTCGGCTTTTTCTTGCAATAGCTTCCGGCATACTTCAAAGAATTTCTTTTCTTGCTTACTCATCGTCTTCGTCCTCTGTGATTTCGATACGACCACCGCAAGCCTCGGCAACTAAATCGGTGCTTAAACTCTTTTTGACGTCCTCAACCGTCTTTTTGTCTTCATCCGGTAAGTCTTCATTCCAGCTTTCGACGGCTTCTTCCCAAGTGTCATAGTACCGGTCGCCGTTCCGGTTAAAGCTGTTCAAATAATTCATAGCATCCGCCCAACTACGGACCATCACTTTGTGATTGTAGCGGTCGGTTGCATAGAAATTGCCGTACATATCGGTTGTCCCGACCATATAGTCGAATTCTTTTTCGTTTCTGTAGATTTTCAAGATTTCAGTCATCTTTTTGCCCTTTCAATTATAAATTCGCCCATTCTTGTTCGTTGTAAATCTTACGAACCGAATAACCGTTTGCGTTCAAATCTTCGTGAAATGCTTTCTTTGAGGAATAGCATTCTCTTTCGACTATTTCATAATCCTTTTGGCCTTTAATTCTGACTACTGCGAATAACTTCATTTTGTTTGTCCTTTCGTTCTGTTTAACTAATACCCTTATATCACAATCGGTTTCGGTAGTCAACACTTTTTTTAATTATTTTTATTATTTTTATTCTCTCCCCTTGGAAGCGTTGTTTTCTCTGGCTTTATCCCACTTTATCTGTTGTTCAATCCGCCGTTTTATCTGCTCATTTACAACAAATATCGGTTTCATCTTTGGGAAATCCTCTCTCAATCCTTTAACAAAACTTATGAACTCTTTTTTCGGCGCGTACGAAATCGCCGGTATCCGCCCCATAATATAACTGCCGATATATCCGTTGTCTGTATGTACTAAAAATATGTGCTTCATCTCATAGCCTTTCTTTTGTTGTTTCCTTATATATTATTCATATTTATTTCCGATGATTTCAAGACTTAATTCGTCAATGTCCAATACGGAATAAGGAATTTTTATCCGCTCCGCGTAAACATCCAGAATAAAAGCGCCCATATTGTCGTAATACCTGACAAAACCTTTGACGTTGTTCCGGTAATCGAAAACATAGTCTTCTTCATATATCTGATGCCCCTTTATATCGTTCTGGCCGACTGCCCTGTTGACTTCGCAATAATTCCGCCGGCGTCGGTCCTTTGTCGTTACTTTCTTTTTGTAGTGGCTTAAAATGCCGTTCTGGTCGATTTTGTAGCCGGAATAGGCGAACCGCTCGAATTGTTGTCCGTATTTTTTCTTTTTGAATTCTGCAACCCTAAAAAGTGCCATTTCATTACATCCATTGCTTTATCATAATCTTGTTCGGTTTCAAATAATGCCAACGCAAGCCGTTCCGGCTCGTCCAGTCCGTTCATTTGAAAATATTGTTTGTCGTTTCCGTACCGGTGCGCTTCGGCGTGGTGTCTGGCGCATACCGGCAAGCAAAATCTATCGTCCGACTTCGTTCCCATTCCTTTTGACTTAATCTTTGGAAACATTAAGCCGGATGTTTCCGGTGTCGGTGTTAAATATTTCCGGTCAACCCTCAATAAATGATGGTGCGTGCTTTCGTTCCGTCCGCAAATAACGCAAGGCAAGCTGTCAATGAATTTAAGATGTTGCGCCGTCATTCTCTCTATCCTTTAACAATTCGATTATCGCATCCATTTCGTCTGGCTTCCGGTCGGTAGCCATTGTCAAAGCGACATTGTCTAAATGTTCGCTCCACTTAATCCAGACTGTTCCGTCTTCAAACAAGACAAGTTCTTTATTTCCGCAAATTTTAACGTGAAATATGTCGTCTTCCGCGCCGTATTTCTCACATAATTCTTCCCAAGTCATCACTCTACCCCCTGTAACAGTTCATAAAACGATTGCGGAAAGTCCGCGTCCGTAAACGATAATTCCGCGCTTAATGCGTCCATATCTTGCAACCAAGCCGATTTTGCTCCGTATTTCTTCATATAGTCTTTATAGACTTCTTCGGCGTCCTGTATCTGCTTTTCGCCCAATTTCCAAAGGTCGGGGCATTTGTCTTTCAAAAAGACTTTGACTGATGATTGCGGAATTTCCCGATTAACAAAGACCGCCATCGTCATCAACTCTCCGGTTATGCCGGCAAAAAATATCCGCTGGTCATAGTTTCCGTTTACGTTCAATCCCTTTTCTTTAGCGAATTCGACCGCGTGCTTATAATAAATGAGTTGTAAATATACCCGATAAGAAAAGAAATATTGCGACACATACGAATTCAACGGCGCTTTATTGCGCTTTACGAAAGTTTTCAAATCTATAATCGCGTTTCTTTTCAAATAGTCGATGCGGGCTTTCCGCTTTATTCCGTCTTCCGTCCAGAAAATCGACACTTCCGGATAACCGCCCTTAATGACGGTGCAATCCAGCAACTGACCATCTTGCTTCAAATACTCGCAAATTTGATTGAATTTTTGAAATTTCGCGTACGGTATCACTTCCAGCTCTTGCGCTGACTTCCAAACTCTGTACTCGGTGCAATTCTTATTCAAGGCCTCTATTTCCGGCGGTGTTACTTTGAATTTGTTTTTGAAATTCTCCCGTTCCAAGACTAAAGCGTGAAAAATCCGGCCGTCCGTTAGGGCTTCGGTTTTCTTTTCTTCTTTTAGCGGGTTAAAATTCGAATTGAACCAATAATAAGTGGGGTTGTCTAAAATATCCCTTATGCCGGAAGAACTCAATCGCTTTTCGGCGTGATACGTTTCGTCCGGTAAGTTGAAATAAACTCCGTCTTCCATTCTGTTTGTCCTTTCTAAATTTGTTTAACGACTCCTTTATATAACATTCTTTTTCCGGTGTCAAATATAAAAATGATAAAAATAATAAAAAAATTATTGACTGTTGATAAAATATGCTGTAATCTCCTAAACAGTTAAACATATTTTGAAAGGAATTGAAATGGATATTCAAGCACTCGTACAACCGATTGAAATTAAAACGCGCGTTTTCTTAAACCGCGTTAATGAGGCTGTTATAGAAAATGAGGCCGACAAGGAAAACGCGGTTTTGTTCTTAAAGGAAATAACCGAATACAAGAAAGCTATCAAAAAACAGAAAGATGAACTCTCGGCGGATGCCAAGAAAGAACTTGACGAAATCAAGGCGACTTTCAAAGACCCCGAAAAATTTATTTCCGACGCGGAAGAAATCGTCCGGTCAAAAATCAACTGCTTTCTTAATCAACAACGGCGGAAAATGGAAGAAGAAGCTCTTGCAATCCGTCAAAAGGCGGAAGAAGAAGCCATTAAAGAAGCCGAAAAGCTCGAAAGCATCAAAGCCGGTTCTGGCGAATATGATGCGGTTACTCGTAAAGCGCTTATCGATGCCATTGAGGCCAAGCAAAACAAAATCATTGACGCAACGGCCAAGCAAGCCGAAATCAATCAATCTTCGGCAAATTCTGTCGTTCGTAAAGTCTGGTCTTTCCGCGTTGTCGACCTGTCGAAAGTACCATTAAAATATTTGTCATTAAATGAAACTGCCGTCCGGTCGGCTATTAAAGACGGCGAAAGAAACATCGACGGTCTGGAAATATTCCAAGACTGCCAAGTTGCTGTAAAATAAAGGGGGTTAAGATGGGAAGAAAAGCATTGCCGGAAAACAAAAAGACGGCTCAACTGTCAATCACTATCGACCGGAAAGTCTATGAACTGATTAAACAGTATGCCGAAATTGAGCTTATACCGGTTTCAAGATACATTTCGCGCGTTCTTCAACGATATTTTGAAATGAAATAAGCAAAGCCCCCTATTCGGGGGCTTTTCGTTAAACAAGGACTAGTTTATACCAAACATTATTATTTTATAGATTACATTTGCATTTGTCAAGATACGATTTGAATATTTCATCGTTCGCTATATATTCTCTGACTGTCTTCGGCTGTTCTATTCTACCGGAAGCAATCGGGCAACAATTAACCGGTTCACTTTGGCAAGCATTTAGAAACATCAAAATCAAGCACATAATCGCAATCTTTATCATCTGTCTTTAACTCCCTATATATAATTTTGATTTTCTCGGCCGTTTTTTCTTGCTCTTGCGTGTTCTTTTCTCTTTCCTTGTAAACTGTAACGGTTTTTATCAAAACTTGCTTCTCCGCCTTATTTTTGCCCTCAAGAAAGCCGTATAAAAAGCATCCGACCGTCCAGACGATAAAAGCAACCATAAAAAAAGCGTATTTTTTCATTTAAAAACATCCAAAACGGCAATCAAGGCTTTAAAGCCCGCTTCGGTATTCTGCCCGATATAATACGTCACAAGACCCATCGCCCAACAAATTATAAAAGGTGCAATCTTGGCAAGGGCTTCTTTGAGCTTTTCCATTACTCAACACCGCAATAAAACAGATGATTACCGATAAGGAAATCCGCCGTCCGGCCGTTCGCCCAATTCGGTTTTGTGTTTGTTGTGTGATAGTGGCAAGCGCCGTTCAAAAAGTCTTTTTCTTTCCCGTCAACGAAATTTTCGGCAATCTGTAAGCACTCGCCCAATTCAACCGCCGATGCCTTTGTTATCTTTGCCCTGTTCGGGTCGTTCTCGTTCCAACAAGAAAACTGCCATTTCTTTTGGCAAGTTTCCGCTATCGTCTTTCCGGCAAACCATTTCTTCGATTTGTACCGGTTCAAAATAACGCAAGCGACCGCCTTTTTCCCTAGCGTCGCTTCTCCTCTAGCTTCTCCGTAAATTGTCCGCGCTAATATGTCGATGTCTGTTTCTCTGCTCATTGTGTCTTTCCGCCTCTAACGCCTTTGCTCTGGCTTCTCTGATTTTATAGACCAAGAAAACGACCGTAAGCAAAAACGTGAAAAGGGCTTGTATTTCCGATAAATGCACTGTTAAGAATCCGTATAACGTGCCTAAAACGCTGATTATCATTGTTTTTATTGTGTCTTCGTGCATTATTCCGTCAAGCCCTTTCATCTTCATCCCCATATCGTTATAATTATACATAATTTCTAAAATATCAAGCCTTTTTTAAGGCATACCATTTTTCTTTTGCATATTTTCCGGAATAATCTTTATCGTTCAAAAATAAATAGGCGTGTTCGACGTAATCGCTGACTTCGTCTTTGTACATCGGGTAAAAGTCCGAATATACCATATTCATTGCCCAATAAACGCCGTTTTCGGAATATCGTTCGTTTTGTTCCGGATAGCCGGCTTCCTTAAAGGCTCGCAAGGTCGTTTCCTTATTCCATTTCTCACCGCGCGGATGTTCTCGGCTCTCGTTTTCCATTTTGGATACGGCCTCTTTGCTCTCTCGCTCGGTCAAAAAGAAGTTAAATTCTTCTTCGACTTCTTCGATAAATGCTTCGGCCCGTTCCGGTTGCTTTTCTCTAACTTCTTCGACAAAGTCATCGACAAGGCAAGTCAATCGCTCCATATCGTGCTTGTCGGCTGTTTCCGTTAGCTTGTGGATAACTTCTTTAAATTTTTTCATCTTTCTCACCTTTCGGTTTTATAGCTTTGAACATTTCCGTCATTGTGTTTTCGAAAGTGTGGTCAAGCGTTTTGACAACGGTTGCAATAATGCTTAAATCGGCGGTTGTCAAATCCTCTTTTTCAAGCATTTCGTCCGCTTTCGCAATGACTTTATCTTTTAATTCTTGAATTTCCATTTTTAACTCTCCCTATCTCGTGTGTTCCAAAGAATAACGTATTTATTTGTCCCGTCGTTTACATAAGCGCCGAAATAACGCCGTCTGACGCAAAGACTGTCTGATTTAATCGGAAGTCCATATTTATCGTACAACGGGTTTGAAACGCCATTTACGGTGATTGTGAAAGGTAACGGCGAACCGGTAACAACTGTTGACGGGCATTTCGTCAATATTAACTCAAACGGCGAAAAGCTCGCAATATTGGTGCTGTTGTTGACGGTTAGATTTACCGCTGTTGACGTGGCGGTGATTGCCGTTGTAAAATGTTCATTGTGGCAAAAACAATTCATCTCTTTTTCTCCTTAAAGGCAAGGCGGGGCATAATAACCCCGCCCATTGATTAACAACCGCAAGTTCCGTAATTGTTCCAAGCGTACATTTGAGCCTGATACGGCGACGCGGTAATATATGCCGGTCGTGGCGTTGGCTGTAACTGCTGAACAATGTTTGTCGTCTGGGCCTGTTGCGACAATTGGAAGTTCGCCGTCTGCAACATCTGGTCTTTCTCGGCAACCTTATCACGCAACGACTGAATTCTATCCTGACACAAGCTGTCAAGAATTCGCTGTGTGTTGGCGTTGCTTGCGGTGATTATATCGCAAGTGTTTTGTGCCGACGTATATTTCAAGGCGTCAATGTTCCGGTTCGTTTCGCAACAACAATTCTGCATTGCATATCTGCTGTCGGCAATTTGCGACCCGATGCTATTAAAGCCGTTCAACATCGTTGTGTTGGCATTATAAAATCCGCTACATAGACCGTTTGTGATGCCGTCCAGCTTTCCGGTGATTTCCTGATTATTGAATCCCTCGTACATTTCCGCGCGTGTGAAATTTTGCGCGTTGGCGTTATTTCCGCCCCATCCATTTCCGCCCATCAAAAGCAAGAAAAGAATTAACACAATAAAGCCCGAACCATTGCCCCCAAAAAGACCGTCGTTCCGGTTTCCCCCTGTTGCCTGTAAAAGGTCGGCAACGCTTAAACCTGATTCCATTTCATTTCTCCAAAATAAAGGTTAATCTATCTTTTTCAAGAGAAATTCAAGGCCATTTAAGGCCGACTATTTAAGACCTAGGGCTTGCGCCTCTTCGGTGCTTAAAAAACTTTTATCGTTAATATCGATATTCTTTGATTTTGCAATATTAAGAATTACCTGTTTTTGTTCTTCTAGGCTCTTTCCGTTCATCATCTGATTGAATAGCGCCATATTCGGGTTTTGCATTAACATATTGTTCATTCTCTGTTCGACCAGTCTTTGAATAAAGTTTCTCATCTATTTTCTCCTCGATTTTCGCAAGTCTGTCGCTGATTTTCTGCAATTCCGATGTTTCTTTCTGCTCCTCTGCGACTGAATATGTCTTGTTTTCGATAAGTCCGTTGTTGTTCCAAGCTCGGGTGTAGATTTCGTTTTTCTGCTTGTTGATTCCTATATATACGGTGTTAGGCTCGATTTCGATATTCTGCATTTGTTCTTTATCAACAAAGAAACATCTGACCGCCGGTTCTTTGGGCTGTATTTGCTGAATTGTCTGTATTGGTGATTGTACCGGTTGTGGATATTGCGGATACATCGGCTGATAGTTTGCGTAAGGGTTATAAACCATTTTCAAATCTCCTTTTATTGAAAAGGAAAGCCGTTTGAAAGGCTAATAAAAAACGGCCAATCCTTTTAATAGATTAACCGTATCATATATTTTTTATTTGTTGTTTTGTATATGTATTAAATTTGTTTTATTCGTCCAGCGCGCCGATTGCAATTAAGAACTTCTTTAAGATATTCAAAATGCTTGTCAATCTGACGCTGTACCGGCTCTCGCTCATTCCCAAATCATCGCTCGCCTGTAGTCTTGGCTTGTGCTTCCGGAATTTTAAGACGATGATGCTTGTTTCTTTTTCTGTCAATCCGGCTCTTTCGCATTCTTCCCGAATTTCCGGTTCGGGTATCGATTGCAAGTGCTTTTTTACTTTTTCTAACCCGACCTGATATTTCATTTGTGCAATTCCTCAAGAAAAGCGACTTTAGCTTCCAGATTGCCCATTTGCACCCCATTATAAAAGGCAAAAGCGCTGAAAAGTAAAGCCCACACAACATTGCAAAAAATAAACAATCGCCCCATATTTGACGCCGAACCGGCATATATGCCTTTCTTCTCGCCGATATTGACATTGACGTTTCCGCCTTTTATTGTGTTACTCATTGTCTAATTCCTTTAACTGTTCTTCAAGCTCGTTAATTCTATCCCGTAAAGACTGCCGTTCCGATTTGACTTCTGCATATTCCTCATCGGTCAAAGCTCCGTCAACGTATTTTAAGCATTTGTAATCGGTATCCGATAGCTTTTGTTTGAGTTCCGATATTTCTTCTTCGGCTATTAAGCTAGCGGGTTTTTCTGGCGCATATCCTAGTAAATACCAATCGCCATTATAAGCCTGCTCAACGTCCATTTTTTCCATTCCGATTGATTGATAAAAGGCTTCGTTCGTTCCTGTCCCAACCTCAACTTGTTTTGTTTTTTCGTTTGTTATTTTTGCGTATTTTTTCATTTATTTTGCTCCTTTCAACGGATAATAAAATAAGTTGATAAAACTATCCGAACTTGAACTACATTGAAAATATTTTCCTTTTGGGCAAAAGCCGTTTAATAGAACCGCATAAGCATAGTCATAGGCTATTCTTATTGAATTAGTCCCGCTTGAATCATCTGCAACATACAAAGTGCTATTTAAATTATATGACCCTGTTCCCGCACCGCCTGTAAAAAAACAATCATAATGTGCTAAAATCCAAGTATTTTTACTATACGACACCCCCGCTGAATAATCTGGCATTCCCCACCCTGTAATTGTTTCTTTCACTCCGTCTGCAAGGTTTGAAAGCTCTGTGTTTGCTACGTTAGGTGCGGTTATATTGTTGTTAAATGTCTTGACTCCGCTGATTTCCTCATCTCCCGATTTATGGACTGGGTCTATTTTTTCGTCAACCCAATCTTTAACTTTCGTTAAGCTCGTTGCAAACGTGTCTTTTGTTGTTTCAACCGGCAATAGGTCATCACCGCTTAAATCCTCTCGAAATTCCAGTTCCGAAATTTCTGTTTCTTCTGTTGCCATTATCCTAAAACCTCCTCTTTGTTTAAAGTGAATTCAATATATGTTCCGGCTTTTGTTGTCGCCTTTAGAATTTGTAATAATTCGCGGTTCGTAACTTCCGCTAAAAGTTTCCGGAATACTAAATAATTTCCGGCTTTCGTGATTATGACTTTATCGTGCTTTCTGACTTTCCAGATATAGTGCGTTCGTACCGGTGCGACAATGTCAATCTGTAAGTGTAGCGGTTGCGTCTGGCTAATCGTAATCTTGGCTGTGCTTCCGAAAATAGCGTATAATATCTTCAAATATGCCTCGATTGACCCTAAAGTCTTTTCTCCCTCTACAATTTGAGAAAAAGCCTTTACGAATAGACTTTTTTCAAGCGTTTTATAAATCGGAATTACCTTATTGTCGTAAAGTCCCTCGCCTAGGGCTTTCGACCTGTATGCCGTATTGAAATAAGTTTCGATGTCATATTCTGTCTGTTCTACAAGCGCGGAATAGATGTTCCAGAACTTTTTTTCTTCGGTGCTGTTGTCAACAAATTGCGTCATTCTATATTAACCTCTATATCGTCTGCATCGACTGTGATTTTCTCGTCAAACGTTGCCTTTAGGATGTCCGTTGAATAACTGCCGTTTGTCGCGTAACTTATCTTGATTAAGCTCGCAAACGGTAAATCATCTCGGCAAAGGTAAATTGACGGCTCAAAATCAAATCCAAGCCGGTATAATTCGGCAAAGTTTTTCAAGAACTTTTCTTTTATCGCCGATGTCGTTTCGACCATTCTCGTGGTGTTGTCTGACACTGTAACGTCGATTTTGACTTTCAACGGCGTAACTGTCGGCAACTCAAAGGCATAATCAAACGATTGACCATTTGTTGCGACAACCGTTCCGGTTTCTGTTCCCTCATAGAATAGACCCGCGCCCATATTCTGATGTAGCAAGCTAAAGATTTTCTTTTTTGTTTCTTCGTAATTATCGGCGGTATTGTCAACATCAACCGCTAAATAAATATGTCCGGCGTCCGATTCTTCTGTCGGCTTTACGGATGCGGTAAGCCCTAATTCGTCCGAAATAATTTGCGTTATTCCGTCCGGTGAACTCCGCGGAATTACAAGTTCTTCATTTTGCGTCCGGATGTAGTCTTGTAATTTAACGCCCAATTCTGCAATATTATTTTCAACCGTCATCAACCCTTGCATTGTAGCGTAAAGGTATTTCCAAAGGTTTGTGCCTTTGAAAGTGTCGACTGTATAGCTTTCGCCGAATTGCTGATTAACGATGCTAACACATTCTTGTAATATCGTTTCGTAATCCCTCGGCGCATAACCGTTCGTAACTGTATAACTCATCGTATTAGTTCTCCTGTTTCTTCTTCTGCAACTGAATAGTCGAAAACTTGTCTAAAGGTTTCCGCGTTTGTTACCAAATCAAGCGTATTTATCCCCTGTTCGCCCAATCTTTGAATTGAATACGCCTCGAAAGTGGTGTTCTGAATTTGTACATCTGGGTCAAGAAAGCGTTTCAAATCAATTCCGGTTTCCAGCTCGTAATAAAGGCTGTCTTCTTGTATTTCCAAAATGTTCTTGGCCTTAAATACGGCGGTATCGGCTATTTTGAATTTGCCGTTGTCAATGTAAACATCAATCATTTTAACTTTCCTTTCAACTCGTCAACGCTCTTTTTGAGTTTCGCCAAATCTGATGCGAAAGAACCGCTTGTGATTGCTCCGCCTCCGTTCTCCGCTAAAACTCCGGATGCAATTGTCGATAGTGTAGTTGAAAACAAAGTAAGCGTTTCTTTTAAGTCTGGGCTTGTCTTTGGCAAATAGACCAAATCATCGCCCGAAATAACCAGATAACCGGCGCTGTCGCCCCCCTCGCCTAAAATAGGGCATCCGATGACCGTTCCTTTATCGGCTATGACTGCTCCGTCTTTGACTTCTGCGCTAAATATCTTCATAAAAGAACCTTTCGATTTTGTACATTCCCATTTTAACGTCAACGAAAGCCGAAAAGCCTGTAATCGGCTGTAAATCCTCATCAAGCGCGAAAGCCTGTGGCAATTCCGGTGTCGATATAAATGCGCCTGTTGCGTAATTCAACCGCTTTATTGAGGCCGTCGCTCTTGGTGTAATTGTGCCAAGTTTGATATTATAAGTCAATTTATTTTTCGCTAAAGTTCCCCAAGGCGTCCCCTCGTAATTTGCTATAGCTGGCAAAAGCCCGATAAGCTGGCCCGTAAAAGAATAATTTTGAAAGTCTTTTAAGGCCTCAAAAGTGAAATAATCGTCTTTCGGATAAAGCCTCGTTCCGTTCCGGTTCTGCCATAGCATAACTTCTCCGATGTAATCCGGAAAGAACTTATAAAATCCCAACTCACAAATCACTCGCATATCCGCACCATACATCCCCGTTGTCGTCAATCATACATCCGGCTTTATTCCGGTAATAAGGGTTTCGGCCATTCAAAAACGGCGTCAAGACTTCTCCTTTAAAGATGACGGAAAAGCTAAAGCCCGACAAAAACACAATATCTTCTTGCCCGATGCCGTCCAGTTCTGCCGTAATTGTTTCTTGTGGAATTCCTTTCGCAAGAAATTCGTCGCGGTTTCCTACGTTGTACCAATTCGCATTTGTCATTTGATAAATCCTTTCGCCAAATCTCCGGCAACGCTTGCCAAAACAGTCGCTGTCGCTTTCGACTTCTCTGTTCTATTCGTCAAGGTAAAACTTACGATGCGTGTGTCCGTATTCTGCATTGTTGACGATGCGAATTCCTTTAAGCCGGCATTCGTCAAAAATACATCGTCATAATATAAATAAATTTTATAGGCTTTCTCCGGCAAGTACTTCAAGACTTTTTCAAACAACGCAAGAAAGACATTCAAAACTTTATTGTCCTTTTGGGCCTTTAGCGTCATCTTGACGTCTGACGAAATAACTCGCTCATAATTGTTCAAAGAATCTTGTTCAAACTCGACATTGATTGTCCGTTCGTGGTCATCGATGACGACTCCGGTCTTCTGCTCGTCCAGATAAAACGGTATGGAATAAATCGGAATATCGAAATTGAAAAGACTGTCTTCTCCGATGTTAATCCCTAGCTTCGACAATACCGATTGACTCGATATTGAGGCAAAATTAAAAACCATAACTGCACTTGTTCCGCCTAACATTATTTGAACACTCCTCCGACCCATTTTCCGATTTTTGATGTTTTTATCCAATTCCAGCCGTCGACCATTGCATTTGATGCGTCTACGACCGCTCCGGTTACCGCGCCTTGAATATCGGCAAGGTTATTTCTCATCTCCTCGATTTGAATTGCCAATTGTGCAAAGTTTCCGTAAGACGCGAATTTCTTGTTTTCTAAATTCATTTGTGATTTTTCATACTGATTTTGTAAACGAATTGTTCCCTCGGTAATCATTTTTGACTTGGCAAGCAAATCTTCGACCGCGTTCTTCTGTCTTAAAATCGCCTGTAGGTCCTCTTTCTTGGCAAGACTGTCGATTGCTTTCGTTAGCTTTTCTTCGGTTGTGTTCCCGAAAATTTGCTGTCTACGTCCAATTAAATCGGCTTGCATAAACTCCGCCATTTGTAAGTTTGCCCGTTCTCCAAAGATTTTAGAAATCATCACATTTTGTTCGGCTGGCTTCAACGCCTTTATGCTGTCAATTACCCTCAAAAAGGCCGTCAACGTGTCTTTTTCGTCTGCAAATTCTTTAAGTGTTTCGCTCTCTCCGGTTCTGGCTTTCCCTAATTCGGTTTGAAAGCGTGAGATAATCATATCAAAGTTTGTCATTCCGGAAGTTTCGGCGACTGCTTGAACCTGTGCCAATCGTCCGGAAGTCGTCCCAATCTGACCCGCCCTTGTCGATAAGTTATCGGCTTTCTTTAAGATATTATCCATTGAGGCGTTCAATTGCTCTATCGGGTTGCTCATAATCGTTGCAATCGCTCCGGCAATCGTTCCGGCGACAATTCCTTTAATGCTCCCCATTGCCCGCGTGAAAGCTCCGGCAATTGTTCCTCTCAATTTCGAAACGTTATCTTTTAACGCTCCGCCGAATTTTGTCGCAACTCTCGTAAAGCGACGGTTAAGGTCGTTTTCTAGCTTTTTTCCCTCGGTCGCTGACATCGCCGGTTTGATATTTAATATATAACTGTCTGCCATTGTACGCCTCTAAAAATGCCGTGTTTAAAAGTTCCTCGAAAGTAAAATCGCCTCTTGTCTTCAATAATATATTTGCTTGCTGATAAAGGTCAACCGAAAAATTGCCTAAAGTTGACATTTCTTCATTTGTTAAAAAAAAACTCGGCAATCGGAATATGCAAGGCAAACTTCAATCACCTTGTCGATAATCTGGTCATAGGTCAAATTCTCGACGTTCTCCCGCCCGTATGGAATACCGTTCTCGTCTTTGCAAAAACAAAGCACATTCAAATATTCTTCTTCCTTTAGCGGTGTTACGCAAGCCGACTTCGCCAAAATATCCCGTTTCTGCTCCCTTGGCATTTTCTCGAATTCTTTTATAAATTCGTTAAAATCGGGGTTCTTGTCAAACGCCGGTATCGTGTAATAGCCAATTAGCAAGGTATATAAGACTTGAAAGCCGGCGGGGCTTTTTAGACCCCGCAAATCGTCTTTTGTGATGCTATTCGTCGTCATCTTCCGCGACTTTCTCGGTTACGTTAAAACTTTCGACCGCGAAAACAAAGCTATGACTCGTGTCATCTTCTGCAATGTTCGTCTGTCTGGGTTTATCTCTGATAATCGCATTCTTAAAGATGATATATTCGCCGGTGTTCCGGTCAACGAAATTCGCGTCAATCCGTTCCGAATTTTCATAGATTGTCAAAAGCAACTTATAAATTTCTTTCGTGCAATCGACAACGGTGTATTCGGCAACTTCCGGTGTCTTTCCGCCCTCTTGGCTGATGATGCCTTTCTTATTTGTAGCGTTCGCGCCTCTGATAAGGTGCTTTTTCAAATTATAGGTATAAGCTACGCTGTCCAAATCTCTAAATTTGTAGTTTACGCCATTATATGAAAATCCGCCATCACAATTCCAAATCTGAAACATCGCTAAATTTCTCCCTGTTGCATTGTTGCCCGAATTCGCCATAGCGCTTTAGGCTCGGCGACTTGAATTGTTGCTTTTGCGACAAATTGTTCGTCTGTAAGCTCAACCGTAACCGTTCCATTCGTGATGATGCGGTCGGTGATATAACCATCGACAACGCCCTGTAAACTGTCTTCCAACAAAGACGCTTCGGCTTCGTTATAGTTCGGCTGATTGAGGCTGATATATTGCAAGGCTTTCGACTGCAATTTCAAAGTCAATTCCTCGTAAACATACGGTGCAATAATAGCCCGACGGTTTGACGCAAACAAAGCTAAACGGTTTGAATATTCTTCGGACGTCAAAACAAAGCTGATATTATCGCTAAACATCAATTCTGCCATATTGATTGTGTCAATACCGGAAGAATACGGCATTTCGATGAACTGTTCGTTCTTCCAGCTGTTCGCCGATAGCAACTTTCCGAAAGCGTGATACATATTCTGGCTCTCGTTCTCGTCCAAGTCATAGAAGCCGACGTTATTTTCTGCAATCGCCCACTTTGCGACCTGTTCCCGACTTGAACCCGACCAAGCAACAACGCCATTGAAAGAACCGGCGTCAAAGCTGTTCAAATCGTCATAGCTGAAAGCGCCATCGACCAAGATTGTAAAGAACTTCTTTCCGCTGGCCGTAATAGCATCTGAAACGTTTAAGTCGCTTACCGGCATTACAAAGATTGACGTCATACCGGCTTCAAGCAATCTGTAAACTTTGGCTTCCGTCAATGCTTCGACTTCTGCTTTCGTTGTGCATTCCGTAACTTCGCCCGTATTTACGCCCGATTTCGGCTTTACCAAACACAAGGCGCGCCGGATGTAGGCTGTCGATGCTGACGCTGTCGGTGCGTACGCGTCAACTTTCATCACATATTCAAGTAAAATATCTTTCATTTTATTTACCCTTTATTAAATCTATTACTTTCAAAACCCAATTGATTTTTTTGTATGCAATCTTTCCGACTGCTGGGTTCCAAGGTATGGAAACTCGAAACGTAAAATCAAGGCTGGGCTTTACGAAATAATCATCATAAACCGAAAAATTTACATTGTTATCGTTTGAGGCAAAACCGAAATATTTTGTATATTTCTTCGGTGCTAGCCGGCAACGCTCTTTCAAATATCCGTATTTATAATTGACTGCCTCGGCATTTATCCCAAGTGTGCCATTAACCCGAAAATAACACTCTCCGTCTTTTGGGCTGGTCTTTACTTTGTGAATATTGACATAGATTGCGTTTTGCTCCGCTCCCTCGGCAATACTCCCATATATAACGCGGTCAAGCTCAAATATTCCCTTTAAGCATTCTTCTAGTTTATCCCTAAACATTTTTGAACCTCGCCTTTACACTCTTAAAAAACTGCCCTGTCATCATAAGCAAGGTGTTAAACCCTTTTTTCTTGGCCCATTTTGTCCCGTTTATCCCGTAATCGCCTCTTAATATCGGGTTTCTTACTACCGCTTGAAATCCGTTTAAGATTCGATTTTGTAAGTCCTCGCCGTTCATATCTCTCACAATGTCGTTCAAAACTGCGACAACCTCTTTATTCTCTGGCCTTAAAAAAGGGTCTTTTAACCACTTATAACGTTTGTCCAGACTTTCCGCGACTTCGACCATCGTTTTTCCGGTTGACGGTTTGCCCTCTCTCAAAAGAATTTTTCCGGCATAACTCTTAAATTCGCCGAATTTCGGTTGCTTTCTGATTGTATCGTTCAACAAGCCGACTTCAACTTCGTATTTGTCAAGTTTGTACGATAGCTTTTTCGAAAGATTTTTTATTTGCAATTCCATTATTCAACAACCATTCCAATCAAGATGTCGCTTCTTTTGTTCTGTTTTGCGCTCAAATCGATATTTTCAAGGGTCGCGGTCGCTTTTAGCTTATTTAAGGCGTTGCCGGTCGCTCCCCTCGAATTAAGAACTGTCGCAATGGCGGAATATATCAAACGCTTGTCCATTACTTCCGGCAAGGCTGTCGCTTCGTCGTCCGTTAATGTCGGCTGATTGATTTTTTTTAAGATTTCATTACCATACTGTCTGATTTCTTCCGCCATTGTTCAATCCCCCTATGCAAACGTTACGGCCTGTTTGATAATAGCACCCTCAAGGTCTGGTGTTACCTGTACCGAACCGGTTACATAATGTGCGTAATAGTAATCGTCTTCGTCGTTTGTACCCTGATTCTTGATTGTCGGTTCTGTCGTAACGTGCAAAGTCGTCGCGTCATCGGATACGACAACAAAGCCATTACCATCTTCGGCGGTCAAAGCCAACGACGGAATTTCGATGAACATTGCTTCCGGATATGCCTTTTTGACAATATCGCGGACGGATGTTTCGTTGTCTTCGGTGATTGACCCCATAAATTTAATTAAATCATCGCCATAGACAAAGATTTTGACATCGGAAGACGATGTTTTATTGCTGACCTGTAATTTCAAAGCATTGACAAGGTTGTTCAAATCCTGTACGCGGTTAAAACCGTTTCCGTCAATAGCCGGAATATTATGGGTTTCGTTCGTAACATAAAACGGGTCTGCCGAATTCAACAAGCCGTTATTTCCGCCGTCGCCGTGCAAAGCGTCTTTTTCAAACAAAATCATATAATCGCGTAATACGCGGTTGTGAACTTTCTGCAAGTCATAGACTGCTTGAGGGTCGCTCAAAGATTTGATGAATTTTGCGCCTTTTACAAATACGTTAAAGGTTTTTTCCATACCGCGGGCTTTAATGTGTGCCTTTTCGGTTGCTTCTCTGGTCAACGGCTCGGCGACGATTGAATCTTCGTCAACGTTGATTTCTTTGAACTTTACTTTTGAAATATCCAGATTGTGAAATTCGCGGTTTTGCAAAGCCAAGATAACCGGCGAATACATAATCCGCGCATTGTTAAGATATTCTTCTTTTTCCAGAATACCAATTCTGACGTCTGTTGCCATCTTTATTTTTCCTTTCCAAATTTAGAAAACTTTTTTAATTTAGCGGGCTTCGAAATTTTCTCGGCTTCCGCTTCTTGAACCTCGTTTTTAGGCTCTTCCGCTAAAATCTCCGGTTCTTTGTCCGCTTTTTTACTCATTAGAACCCGCCAACAAAGTTAATTGCGACGCATTTTCTTGTTGTCGACTTCGTCGCGGTGTTGTCCGTAACGCCATTTTCTTTAACTGCATCTTCGGCAAAAACGGCATTGATGCCCGTTCCGCTTTCGGCGCTCGTTACTTTTCCGGCGTCCGTTACATAAACTTGATTT